GGCCACCTTTGATGGTGATTATTCCAGGTTTGACTCGAGTGAGATGCCATGGATCCACATCCCATTGTTGAATTATATCAATCGTTGGTATAAGCACAACAACCCGGATTGGAGGCCATGGCACGACACCGTGAGGTATGTGTTGTGGATGGAGTTGGTTCATTCGCGACATATCACCGGTATGGGCAATTCCCTGTGCTACATTGTGCAATGGAATAAGTCTTTACCAAGTGGTCACCCCTTGACCACAGTTGTGAATTCCATGTATTCCCTGGTGACCTTGACAGGTTGTTATGTTAAGGTCACTGGGGACATGATTCACATGTGGAAGAGGGTGTGTTTTGTCACTTTTGGTGATGACAATGTCAATTCCGTTGATGATGAGCTCAAGGATGAGTTCAACCAGGTGTCCGTCGCGAAGTATATGACTGAGTTATTTGACTTAACATATACTGCCGGCGACAAGAGTGGTGAGTTTGTTCCATACAAGACCCTTGAGGAAGTTACTTTCCTCAAGAGGTCTTTTGTCAGTGATGATGATGAGGGAGGTCTCATTTCAAGCAATGTCAATCTTGGATGGGTTGCACCCTTGGCCAAAGAGAGCTTTTTGTTTGAGCCCTATTGGTACAAGAACAATCGTGACCCAACAGGTGATTTGATCACCAGGATTGAGCACTGCTTGTGCGAGATGTCCCTTCACCCACAAGAGATGTGGGACGAGTATGTGCCACCCATGCTTGAATGGTGCACCAGAAATGGTGTTAAGGTGGCCCACACCTCACGGATGGCCGTGAGACAGTTTGTCAAAACCAGATTTGATGTCTGGTTTTAAGCCAATGCACATATGAGAGATTCCCGGCAGAGGTTGAAGACCGTCTACTACTCGGACGTTAAACGAGAGGAGGAATTCCTTTGGTGTATGCTTGAGCTGCTGCACCAGTGAATTTAGCTTTTTAAAGATACTAGTGAAGTTATGGATTCTGTTGCTATTCAAGAAGAATGCAACCCGATCGAGGGTATTGCCAAAACAGTGCAGCCCGAGAGACATGGAGAAGCGATGTTTGCAACTGAAGCAAACATTTGTGCAGAGGCACCCGGGTCTACCAGCTATTACGGCTTGGCCCAGGATGTCAGTGATGATTCCTTGCGCAACGTGTTGGCGAGACCAGTCTTGCTGGCTACCGGTGGCTTAACAGCTGTACCGGGTACGGTAGTTGAAAGTGCTTTTACGAGCGCTACATCTTTCCGTACCGCCTTTACTCCATCCCAATGGGATAGGATGTTGGGGTATGCCGGCATACGCTTTAGTCTGCGTATAAAATGCGTTGTTGCAAAGACAGCTTTCCATCAAGGTATTCTTAGTTTAGTTTTTCAGTACGGTGTAGGTGATGATAACAGATTTAGGGGGAACTTTTTCCCTTTATCTGTTCATTTGCCCAATGTAAGGATGAATTTGGCTGAGGAGACCATGATGGAGCTTGTTGTCCCGTTTGTGTTCTGTGAAGAGTATTTGAGAATAAATACTGTTTTAGGAGTAGATTTGCAAGAGTATGGGAGTTACGCTTTAGTGAATTTAAGTGGATGTGATGTAGCTGCGGGCCAAACAGCCCCCCGTTATTCCATATATTTATCTATGGAAGACGTGGAGTTTATTGGCGCACAGCCTTTTAGCACAATCACTTTTAATACACAAGCGGGGATCCCAACTAATGTACATAGGACAGCTCGTAGTGATTCTCACGCGCACAAACCCGGGTCACAAGTGAAAGAAGCGGAAGCAAAAGGTTTGCTTAGCGACACTATAGGTGTCGTGGCAGACGTTGCTGGAGCTACTTCACGTGTCCCTGGTTTGGGCGCTGTTGGAGGTGCAACTGAGTGGTTTTTGCGTGGTGTTGCGGGTGCGGCTGAGGCTTTTGGATTTAGCAAACCAATTGATCAGACACACCCTTCGCGCCATGTGCGAACTAGTTATGCTGGAGAGGGCCAAGTTGATATGCCTACAATAGGCTACAGTTTAGGTGCTTTCCAGTCAAATAAGTTAGCAGTAGATGGTTCCACAGGTTGTACAGATTTAGATGAGATGGCGTTTGATTATGTGTTGACGAAATATTCTTACATTTATCGTGGAAATTTCACCAGCACACAATCGACAGGAGATACGATATATGCAGCGCCTGTGACACCCTCAGCCTTTTATTATCGCGATCGCGATTTATCGGTTGTTGGTGCTACAGGTAATCAAGCTTTGCGTACAGGGAGTACAGCTTCTGAGAACGCGATATTGCCAAGTACTTTGTGTTACGTTGGAAATAATTTCCGTTTGTGGCGTGGTAATTTGAAATTCCGCATCACATTTGCGTGCACTAAGTTACATGGAGGTCGTGTTTCTTTTAACTTTATTCCTTATAGGCAGAGCTTTGCTGCTGCGTCTCCAATCTCAAACACACGAGTTGTACCGCAGACAAGTGCAGTCGGTCCTACTTTGACAGGATATAGTACTGTATTTGATTTGCAGGATTCTAGTGTGTTTGAGTTTGAAGTGCCGTTTATATATCCGGCGCCATATTGCCCAGTCCTTGAGGGTTGGATTGGTGATGTTAGTATGCAAGTTATAAACCCTCTGTCAGTGTTGAATTCCGTTCCGACCACAGTTAGATTTATGGTGGAAGTGTGTGCTTGCCCCGGTTTTGAATTTGCCGGGCCCAAGCCGAGTTTGATGTCTCCGGTTCCCCCTACGGGAGCCGTAGCTGTTTCATTCCAGTCTGGGTTATCTGAACTGGCAGTACGGAACGACACCTCACAGCAATGTATTGGTGAGGTGTTTAAGTCCGTGAAGTCAGTGATGATGCTCCCAGATTATGTTACTACAGATGTAGGGAACAACACAATTCTCAAGTGGACTTTGGACCCATGGTTTAAGACCAATGCGCCTCCGCTGAGCACACCGATGTCAGTGACCACTGCTGCTTTGTATTTTGCAGCTCGTTCGTCACGCTTGGCTGAGATGTACTCATTTGTCCGTGGGTCCACGTTGTATTCTTTGTCAAAAGATAGAACTGGAAATTTCACGGCAGTGTTTTCATTTCAACCATCATCTGGTGGTACTCCAGCGGCGACCAATGGTTCTTATTACGATGAGGCCTTGAATCCCTTGGGAACTACAGTTTATCCCGAAGTTTTGGAGACAGGGAGAGTTATTGTGCCGCTGTATTCACAGTATGCCAGGATTCCGTTAGGCATTCGCCATACGGCATTCGGGGCTGCACGCTCCAATTTGAATGAGCAAACATGGCCAGTTAATGGTACCTTAGCGGTGCCAAAACTGACTTTGCGCAATCAAACTGGTGCTGCAGGTCGTGTGATTTTGGGTAGGGCAGCAGCTGATGATGCTATAGCATCTCAATTTGTTGGCCCTCCCCCAACCATACTGTTGAATACTGCTGCAACAACAAACCCCTATTTCTTAAGTGGGAATGGAGCAGAGTTTTAGATAGCGACTCATAGAGTCAGGGTTCGTAAAACCCGCCCAGCTTATGGGCTTAATTGTACTTGTAGCGTTTTAGAGTAATGCGAGAGAGAAAAGAAGGCTCTCCACCTCTTACTCTAGGGCGCTTTCGCACTATGTGCGTTTTTCTTTTGAGTTGAGGAAGTAGTTCCTCAACAGAGGAATGCCTAATGGCTGTGTTTTAAGCACAGAACTTGATCAATTCAAGGTAGCGTTCGAATGAACCATACAGCCGTTGGGCTGTCACTCGTTCATGCCGAATAGGCGCTGCGAACCAAGTTCGCCATTAGTTTCCACACAGGGTTACACCTGTGTGGGGCTATTTTTCT